CGGGAGTATTTTCGAGAAAGCGTTGTCTAAGTCTCGCTCCAGTCCTCTGACTTCCATCCACAATAGAGCCGATCTTAGCGTCTCCTGCTCCGTAGAGGAAGGCGTATATAAATGTCTTTGCCTGAGCTCGTGTAGACAGCCCTGCATTGACTTGGTTTGTTGTATGAATATCTCCGTTAAGGATTTCATTTGTGTACTCCTTGTCGTTCATGAATGAGGCAAGCATCCTCAATTCTAACCCAGACGCATCCACACCTACTAGCTTGTGACCTTCTGGAACAACCCAACAGGCACGACACTCGTAACCATATGGAGCCCCTACGGCAGGAACTTGAGCCATGTTAGGCTTACTATGCGTCATTCGTCCTGTGACCGCTCCGCAGGCATTGACCTGTCCATGCACTCGACCGTCATCTTCGACTGCGTCAAGCCACGATTGGACTTGGGCGATCCGCTTCTGAACCATGAGATACTCCGCAATAAGCTGAGCCTCAGGAATATCAGTAACAGTTTCCAATGTCTTTTCGTCAACAATAGCCTGACCAGTCTCCGTAAACTTATCTGGTTTCCAACCAAAGAGCCGAAGATACCTCCCGATCTGCTGTCGAGATCCTAGGTTAAACTCAGGCCAGTCAATGCGAGAAAATGTACCGTCTACCTGCGTCCAGTTGTCGCCAAGGAACTTGAGTCCCACCGAAGAAAGCGAACCATCTTTCTTGTACTTAGGTACGATCTCTTTAACGAACGTAGGTAGCGGACGAAATTTTTCATGTACGGCTTCTTCAAGATCATATTGTTTCTCCTGTAATTGTGCAACAAGGTCTGTTGCTTTACGCTCATCTAAGAGCCATCCGTTAGTGATTTGGCGACCAATTGCACTCTGTACTGAGTGCTCAAGATCAACGCTATCATCTCCAAACGGAGCAAGCTCTTGCTTGAGTTTCTTATACAAACATTCAGTAACCCTAACGTCTTGCTGACAATACTCCACCATCTCAGGCGTAAGTGCAGTCCAATCATGATAGTCTCCTTTTGGAAACTTAAGCCTCTCACCCCATGCGGCAAGTGAGTGACCGCCTTCCAATTGTGGATTGTATAAACGTGACATCACTAATGTGTCGGTAATCTTACAATCTATCGACACATCTAACAAACGCTCAACCACAGGGATGTCGTACCGGATAATATTATGTCCGATTACCTCTGTTACGCCTTCCATTAGACATTCCCATGTCTGTTTGTCTGGCATCTCCAGTGTAAACATCTTATCGTCCTTGATGCCACATATGCACCAGATGACAGATGGGTTGAGACCGTTGGTCTCTATGTCAAATACTAGCTGAGACAATGCTCACTCTCTCCATTGGAATCTGATAAAAGTATTCACCCTTGGCGATGTACTTGTTTGGTACTTCGACAGGAATCAAATCGTCTATATCAGTGTCCCAGAATGTGACTGCGGTGTCAAGGTCTTTGTTCCAGATAAAGAACTTGGTCTTACCATCAAAGAACTTTTGCTTGCGCTGTGGTAACTGCACTGAGTCATACGGAAACTCTTTACCGTCCCAGACAATCTTTACCTCGCACTCGACATTGTATTCACACTCTTCTAACGGCGAGAAAGCAATCAAGTCTTGAGCGTAACGATCAGGGTGCTCACAGACATCAATTCCTTGCGTCTTTAGATACGCTGTCGTAGCTTCTCGTGCTTTCTGGTCGTATGCCTCATACAGAGACTTGTCAAATCGTTTCTTGGCACCCATCAGAACTCCTCAATGGTGTTTGCTTCGTGGACTTCTGGCTTCTGCCCTCTCTCAAGGCGACCAGTCAGTCCGTTGTAATACAGCCAACCGGCAGAGCCAGTGATTCCTGTGCGACGACATTTGACGACCTGAACTTGTGTGCTGTTCCGGGCATATTCGTCCTCAGCCATTTTGTCACGACTTAACAGAATCGTATTGAATGCGATCTGGTTAATAGAGCCTGAGCCCTTCAAGTCGTACTCGTTGACATTATGAGGATTCGTGATGCTAGGCTTCCGCATGTGGCTTACGACGATAATAGATACGTCAGTCTCCTTAGCGAGCTTGAGCAGTCGATCCATGAACTCATCAACAGTCTCGTTACTGTTGCTCGTTACAGCGGCCTGCAGTGGGTCAATAATGATGACGTCACAACCGTTGCCTTTAACCATTGCTCGTAACTTCAAGAACAACTCATCAGCATCGACAGCCCCGTTATGGTCGAGCAGTAAGATCCGACCGTCAGTAATAATCTCTGACCGCAGGTTGTCGTAGTCGATGTTCTTACGATCCTCAAGTGACAGATTGTGCCCTGTGTGGATCGTTAAAAGATTCTCGACAGCCTCACCGTTGGATGCCTCAAGGAATGCACAACCGATAGTCTTAGTTGTGTTCTTCCAGAAGTGATAAGCGATCTCGTTGACCATCGTGGTCTTACCGACAGACGTGAGTGCACCGATGACGGTGATCTCTCCTGCGGCAATACCTCCGTTGAGCATTGAGTTCAACATACCGAATGACTCAGGGAAGGGAATGACCTCCTCTGTGCCACGCTTGATGAAGTCACTCCAAGCATCCTCAAGGGTAATCACTCCAGTCATGCGGTAGGCTTTCGCTTCCCACCATTCAGCAGTGAATTGTCTGACCTTGTTGTTCTTGAGATAGTCTGAGGCGTCCTTAAACGCTCCTAGCGTGACGATCTTAGCTTTGTTAGGGCTGAGTACCTGAGCACACTTCTCTGCGGCTTCTTTGCCTGCAGGATCATTGTCGAAACAGATGACGACATTCTCAAACCCCTCAAGCCACTCTAGGTTCTGCTTGAAGTCTTTGACTGCACCACCTGCCCCTTTGGACACTGAGACCACAGCATAGCGTGACCCTAGCATCTCGTAAGCGGCCAGTGCATCTAATTCACCCTCGACGACAGTCACATACTTACCGCCTGACTTGAACAGTTGCTGACCGAATAGTGTATTGGTACGCATGTCACCACGAGTACTAAACTCTTTGGTTGCGACTGTGCGAACCTTAGAGCCAACCAGTTTCCCGTTGTTGTCGTAGTACGGATAGTATTGTTTACAGTCGTCTGCAGTAACTCCGTAGCGTTTCGCAGTGTCGAATGATATCCGACGGTCTGTGATTGCCATTGGTGTCCCATACAGTTCGACAGGCTTGTTGTAACGAACGACGTTACTTTCTACAGCTTCCAATCCGTCGACCTCCTTAAAATGTGTTTGGCAGTTAAAACAATAGCCATGACCATCTGAATAAGTAGCGAGAGCATCACTGCTCCCGCACTTATCACACCCTTGATGGCCTAGGAACTCAGAACTCTCCATCGTCCTCACTGTCCATCTCTCCTTTTTCGACCACACGAATGGCCTGCATGTACGGTGTGCAACCGTGAACAGGATGAGGGTTACCAAGATTGTACTTGATGCGTACCTTATCACCCCAACGGACAGAGCCTTTAGACACTGGCTCACCTTCATTGTCGATGACTGTAAAGTCCTCAAACTTGGTGGTGAATTTACGCTGTGGCTGATCTTTGTACGTCTTGATCTTGACGCCTTCAGCTTCTAGCTTCTGCGCTTCCGCATCATCTAGTGATACGACAACAGAGTACTTACCTGTTGACTGACCATTGAACACTTCGTGCTCAGTGAGATTGGCAAAAGCCACAGTTCCGTTTATTACTGACATTATCTGACCTCCTTAGGTTCAGGTGTTGTGATGCGGATGTCTTGCAGAGCCGCACCTAGTTCCAAAAGATGCTTGCCTGACAATTTAGACAGACACACATCGTATTGCGGTTCAGGGTCTTCAATCTGATCAAAGACTCTGTTCCGTAATTCTAATAGTATAATCGCAGTTGAGACATTGTTCAACATATTTTCATCTCCTTGAGATATCTTAAGTACTCCTTAAGCTCTACCTTAGATATCTTTAGTTGTTTCATATTAGTTTTCTTTATGTTTGTCCTTAGGTGTTTCCTAGGTCTGCTTAAGTAATACATAAGATATCCTATCACATTTCTTGATCGGTTACAATAGACACAACCTCATTTATTTTCAGGTCGTCCTCAAATTCTGCCTGACGGATAACCGTAAGACAACCACCACAGAGGTCTAAAAACTCACCTGTCTGTGGATCTTTCCGTGTTGACTCTCCGTCGGTCAACTCAACATCACATGCTCTACATCTCATCGTAAATTTCCTTAAAGCAAGTATAAAACCATTCAAAAATTACAGTCAGTGTATAGACTGCTAATCCAATTGTCAACAGACAGACTACGACAAATAGTGTCGAGACTGCCTGCTCCTCTTGATGAGGGGTTAAGTTCATTCGTCGTTGTCCCGCTCAAATAAAACCCAAGCCAAGAAAGCTCCTAACCCCATTGCCACAGTCCATGCCGTGATGATGACCAGTGTAAAAAACAGGTCGATTTCTATCGTTTCCATTGATTGATTGCCTCCTCTAGTGCGTTGTCGTGTAAACCACCCCTGAGACCTTCTAGAATGCCCTCAGAGCGTTGTTTGTAGTCTTGGGCTGTCGTCATGTCGTCATTCCAGAATGCCTCCTCAGAGAGGAAGGCATACCAGAGACGTGCTGAGTCGAACGTGAGGCCACCAGAGATGGCGTCACGTTCAATATGAGGGACTTTATTCATAATCCATCACCTTTGCACTAACGACCCGACCGTGTACGTTGTTTTGGTCGTCTTCTGTGTATGTGTGGACGTTAGTCTCGTCCTTTGCTTCAATCTGGTCAATCGCATCTTGAAGGCTTGAGGCCGTGACGATCATCGTCCGATAACCTGTGTATTCTTGAACAATAATAAAGTCCTGTTCTTCATCAATCTTGACGTAATCGTTCACGTCACTGTTGTACTTGTAGTCGTCAAAGTTCATCGTGTCACCCTCCAATCACCGAAGTACACGTCAACATCTGCTGTCGTCTCAATCCAGACCTTTGCACCACATGAGAGCGGCTTGTCGGGGCTGTAGACCAGTTCAGAGTCGCCCTTGATGACGACTCGCTCTCCCTTGAGGTTCTCTTTGTAGGTCTTGACGGTGAAGACCGGAAGATCCTCACCCTTACTGTTAGCACGGATGTTGTGCTGATTCACATGGATTCGCTTAATCATTGCCTACATACTCCAACCAAATATCAAACAAAGAGATATCCAACATCTCGTCGATGCTGTCAAGCTCCTCGTTAATGTCTCTCGCCAAATTAACGCAAGACAGGTAAATATCGACCTCAAGGTCAGTCATAAAGTCGCTCTGCATCATATTGCTCCTGTTCATATCGTGCCTCACCCTCTGCATCCATTCGCTGTTGCAGTTGATATTCGTCCCACGCATCATCTGCTGTCGTCTGGTAGATGTTCTCATAGACCTCATACCATATGGACTCCGTGCATTGTTTGTTGGTGATTGCATGAATCACCTCCTCAATGACCCACTCAAGCTGTGGGTCGTACTGTTGTTCATGGTCTGTCATTGTTAATCCTCCCAGTTATCTCGTGCATATTCTAGCACTTCTTTGGCTTCCTCGATAGGGTCGAGCTCTAGCGGGTAGCTAGGCCGACCTGAGTGTGAGCCGCTGTTGTCGATGTGGCCTGTGACGATGTAGTCAAGGCACATGATTGGTTTCCACCAGAGAAACCCTGCGGTCTCTCTGTACTTGCGGATGTCAACCAATAACACCACTGGCTGACGTTGTTCGTCGGTTGTATTGATTTCACATGAGATCATAAGCCCTCCTCAGTAATTGATCCTGTACGTCCAACCTACGGCCTCTTGGCCCCTGATCAAACCCGCCTCGCACCATTGGCCGAAGTAGACAGCCGCACAGTGCGCTAGGGTCTTCCTGATCTCACGATCAGTCACAGGTTCACCCTTAGGCATCACGGTAGCATAGACCAACTCGTGATCGCCACCGTTCCGGTCGATCTCAATCGTGAAGTGGTAGGTGTTGCCGTTGGTATGTGGATACATACCGCTGATGATGATCTGATCCTGAGTGATCCTGATCTTTTCATCTCTCATGATTGCTCCTCCTCAGGTGCCATGTCTGCCTGCAATC